CGGCTCCTCTGGCGGCTCCGGCACCTCGTCCTCGTCAGTCAGCGCCGCGGGCACCTCCTCTGGCGTCAGCGCCGCGATCTCCTCCGCGCTGAACCCGGTTAGTTCGAGATCAAACCCGAGCCCTTCAAGCTCGCCAAACTCAAGCGCCAAAAGCGACTCATCCCATCCTGCGTTCAGCGCCAGCTTATTGTCCGCGATGACGTAAGCGCGCTTCTGGGCGTCGGTCCATCCTGCCGCGACGATGACGGGCACCTCCGCCATGCCGAGCTTACGCGCCGCCATCAAGCGCCCATGCCCTGCGATGACCTGCTCGGCCTCGTCAATCAGGATAGGCGTCGTCCATCCCCATTCTTTGATGCTGGCGGCGATCTGCGCCACCTGGGCGTCACTATGCGTGCGACTGTTGCGTGCATACGGAATCAGCTTATCGACCGCCCGTTGCTCGATCTTTTCAGGGTGACGCGTCACCGACCACCTCAATCAATTTATCAAGATAATGGCGCGCCTTGTGTAAGTCCTGCACGCCGCCCTTGTCCTTCCATCTGGTCACATATTTTACAACATTTCCTTCAAAGAAGCCGAGCTCGTTCGCCGCGATAAAGTCCCACGGCTGAACGGTCTTGCCCTTGTAGTGATCCCCGCCGACCTGGCGGGAGTTGGGGTTGTCGCCCGCTCCATCCGTTTTCCGCCGTGTCACAATGTCCCTCGCTTTTCCCGCCGAATCGCCACGTTTCAAATTCTTGCCTATCTTTCTCATAAATTATACTCCCCTCTCCCCAAATCCCCCGCATATCGGTCCCCCTACTCCCCCTACACATAGTGTGTAGGGGAGGGGCGGGGGATTTTCCCGCTATTTTGCCCCGAATCCCCCTGCGCCCCCTAGGGGAATTTAGGGGGTCAGGGGGACAATGTTTTTGACGATCTTCTTAGCAGCATGGCGCTGACCTGCGTCTCATTTATGAACAACCAACCGTGCTCAAACGCCTGAATCACGCCCGCATTCAGCAACGGCGCAATGTATCCGTCCTGCCTCGATGGCTCTGTTTTGTTCCTGGCGGTGCGCTCTGAAGTCCCATCGCTTATCAGAATTTCACGCAATCCTGATCTCGTCAGATAGGGGAAACCGTTCCTCTGTTCCGCCCCCGTTTCCAGCCAAGCGCGCTCCATTGTGCGCAAGCTTTCGTCATACTTTGACGGCTTCTTATGCGGCGCTTTGTCCTCCGCATCGTCGTCGTTTACCGCCACGCAAGTCGTCGCCGGCGACCCGAATTTCGTCGTTCCCATCTCGATGACTTCGAGCTTGAAATAGATCACGTCGCCCTTGCTCGGCAGCTCTCGCTGCTTCGTGATGGTGACGGATCGTGCGCCGTCTTTCTCGACAATCTCAAGCTCGGTGTCGATATGCGCCCGTATGCCAGACCAGCCACGAGCGCCTCGAGCGGCGTCCTTGCCGGTATGGTGGATAATCATAACGGCGGCGCCTGTTGCGGCGGCAACCTGGTCGAAGCGCGCCATGACCGGCCCCATATCCTCGCCGCTGTTTTCGTTTGCGCCTGCGCTCATGCGCGCCAATGTGTCGCCAATAATCAAACGAACGGGCTGTCCTTTCAGCTCCTGAACGGCGCGAACCAGCTCAATCACGTCGTGCGCGTCTTGGTCGCCCGTGTAGAAATTCATCGGAACGGGAACCATCGCTAGGTTTTCTAGGCTGCACCCGTGATAGCGCTTGATCGCCTGCATCCTCGCTCGGATGCTGCCGGGCGATTCGCTGGCGAGGTAAATCACAAGTCCTGGATCGGTCTTTCGTCCGTAGCAAACATCGCCGTTTGCGATAGCGGTAGCGACCGACATCGCCCAGAACGTCTTTCCAGAGTTGCTGTCGCCATAGATGACGGTCAGGCTTTTGCTGGTAATCAGTCCCTCGACCAGTTCATCCGGCGCCTCGTAATCATCCGGCAACGCATCGCCAAAGACGACGCTCAGCTTGTCTATCACGCCAGAGTCGGACGATTTTGCCAGCAACGCGCGCAGATCGTGGCCAGCCTGCGCGTAGTCGTTCGCGTCCATCCCCTCAATTGGCGGAACAATCACGCGAGCACCGCTCTTCGCCGCCGCTTGGTCGGCATACTTTTTCCCGATGCCGTTTTTGTCGTGATCGGCGACGATGACGATCTCCTGCGCAATGCCGTGCATCTCGCGCAAGCTCTCAACAACGGCGGGCAAACTGCTGGCGCTGAAGGCAATAAAGCACGGTCTTTCCGTCGTCTCGTGGATCGTCGCCGCGGTGGCGAATCCTTCTGAGACGTAAATCTCGCCCGCGCCGCCAGGCGTTCCGACAAGCCAGAACTTGCCGCCAGCCTCGCCGCCTTTGTGGAACAGCTTTCCGCCAGCGGGGTCGATGTATTGCAGCGAGCACAAACGTCCGCCCTTATCGATCAACGGCAGCAGCAAGCGACCATCGGGCGAAACTCTCGTGTCGTGCGCCTTGATCCCCTTGCGCGCCAGGTAAGGATGATCGTCAGGCGCGGGTTGTGCAGATGCCCATATCTGCTCTGCCGTTTCTGCCGCCACCTGTCGCTGTGCCTTCATCTGCTCATCGCGCAGCGTTTTGGCGGCAGCCATGCGGCGGCTGTGCTGCATCTCTTCAAGCGGCGTCAGCTTTCGCCCGATATCGGCCCGCCACATGACATCGAGCCCGCTTTTCCAGCATCCGAAACGCCCCGCTGGGATACCGTCGCCGAAGGCGATGTACCAGCCGGAATCGCTTTTGCCGTCCGGCTTCCAGCGCTGCATTCCTTCGTTGAATTTGATTTCGTCCGGCGGGTCGAGTCCTGCATCCCGGATTGCATCAATAAACTGATGCTCCATCGGGATCGGCACCTTCTCCGCAGGCGGCGACCAAGGTCCGCCAAAAATGCTTGAAAGATCAGCCATTTACACTCTCATCTTCTGCCTTCAGATCCCCTTTTGTTTTGACTTCCAGCTCGTACTGCCGAGCCATTGGCGGCTCGTCGCCCCACGTATAGATCACCTGGGGCCAGATCCTCAAGACATCCGCCAGCCGCTTAACGCTGCCGAAGTATTTTATCGCCTCTTTCGTTTTCATCCGCTCTCCGTGTCGTTTTTGTTTGTCGCGACCTGTTGACATGGTAAGCGGAAAGGTTGTATTGTTCAACCCATGCGCGAACGGATTCACCGAAGGCGCTAACAACGGAGGGCGAAATGCTCAAAGTTACCTTCTACGTCTACTCCAAACTCCTCGGCAAGGAGTTCTTTAACGTCGAGATGCACCGCTCGATGGACGATGCGCGCCTGCGCGCTTGCGCTCTGAACTGGACCATTCACCAGGTAGAGGAGGCGTAAGCGATGGCCATCCAATTAAAACGCTCCTCCGCCATCGGGCGCTCGGGAGTCAAACTTCTGGTGTACGGCGCTGCTGGCGCAGGCAAAACGTCGCTGATCCCGACGCTGCCGAAGCCGATCGTGCTCAGCGCCGAAGGCGGCCTGCTCTCGATCGCCGACGCGGACGTGCCGTTCATCGAGATCAAGACGATCGCTGATCTGCACGAAGCCTACGACTGGCTCGTCGGCTCTGCCGAGGCGATGGAGTTCGAGTCGGTCGCGCTCGACAGCATCAGCGAAATCGCCGAGGTCGTTCTTAACGCCGAGAAGAAGGCGACGAAAGATCCGCGCCAGGCATACGGCGCCATGCAGGAGCAGATGGCCGATCTCATTCGCGCCTTCCGCGATCTGCCGGGTCGGCACGTCTACATGAGCGCCAAGCTCGACAAGTCGCAGGATGAGATGGGAAAGATGCTCTACGCCCCGTCGATGCCAGGCAACAAGACCGGACAGCAGTTGCCGTACTTCTTCGACGAGGTGCTCGCCCTGCGCGTCGAGCGGGACGCCGACGGCAACGCCTACCGCGCGCTGCTCTGCGACGGCGATGGCTCGTGGCTGGCGAAGGACCGGTCTGGAAAACTCGACCAGTGGGAAGCGCCTGACCTTTCCGAGATTATTAAGAAGATCATGGGAGGCGCGTCGTAATGGCTATTTTCGATAACTATTCGGTCGACGACCTCGCGGCCGACTGGCTCGAGGCCAAGCAGACCGAGCGCGCGGCGCTGGAGCATCGGCGCGACATCGAGGACGAGCTGATCCGCCGCCTTGAGATCGCGGCTGACCTCGACGGCACCGAGCGTCGGGAGCTGGATCGCCACGCCCTGAAGATCGTCGGACGCATCGACCGCAAGGTCGACGCCGAGATGGCGCAGGAGTTGGCGGCGGAGCACGGGATCGGGGAGTACCTCTCAACCTTGTTCCGCTGGAAGCCCGAGATCATCCTGCGCGCTTGGAGCGCAGCACCAGAGAACGTGACCAACGCGCTCGCACGCGCAATTACCGCGAAGCCGGGACGCCCGAGCTTCAGTATCGAGGAGAAGTGAAAATGGCAAGACTAGACATCGGATTTACCGCAGACGAGCTTCCGGAAAGCCGCGGTGATTACGAGCCGCTGCCAGAGGGTTGGTACTCGGCTGAGATCGGCGACGCTGAGATCCGCGTCACGAAAGACGGCACCGGGCAATACATTCGTTGCCGGTACAACATCACTGGACCGACGAAGGCGGGTCGCGTCGTGTTCGGCAACCTCAACATCATGAACAAGTCGCAGAAGGCGGAGGAGAT